CCGCCCTTGTCTGTGTATTCGAGAAAGCCGTCTATCCACGATGAAAGTAGTCTCACAATTGGCTCCGGACTGACATGCTCCAGTCGAGGTCGGTCCGCTTACGGGAGTCCTCGCCCTTCCATTTGATCAGGCCGTCGGGATTGGTTTCTGTCTTGTCGCCCCAATTCCATCCGACCTTGGCTTCCGTAGGCACAACGAACTCGCGGCCTCCGGTTAGTATAAGCGGCACTCGTAGATTTTTCAGGGCCCAAGGAAGGATTTCGTTTTCGAGGTGTTCAGGATATTGAAAAAGGATTGAGTCGTGGACTTGGCAAAGGAGCTGAATTTTGTTCGCGCGCCATACGTTCAACATGCCTGTGTTGATCTCGTCGGCGGTCATGGACTGCGGGCTGTAAGCTACAGCTTCTCGGATGGTGGCGTCGTCCTTAGGTCGTCCAAAGAAAAATCTCCGGCGGCCGAAAAGTGTTGTGAGGCTAGCGTGTTCTGCGATTTCTCTTCTAACGTATCTATGGTATTCGGGGATACAGGGGAGAGCTTGAAAGTAATTTCGCTGAAAGGTTTCAACCTCTTTGACAGGAGCCTTGCTGTGCTTAGCCATTGTTCTCGGGGAACCGAGATAATTAGAGCCGTGGCCAAGTCGTTTGTCGAGGTCACGGTAACTGAAATTGCGATAGAATATTGTGTCAGCAAGCTGTCGATTAGCTCGCGGATCATCAGTCCACGGGAGATAGGGCCTTGCCAATCTTGATACTGCAGTGTGAAGGTCACCTGACTCGCAGAGATCGAGATATGCACCGGCAAAGGCTTCGCCGAACTTGTCATGGAAAATCTCCCAACACAGGGCGCCGAGGTTTCGTGAGTCGGCTTGTTCGAGATCGAGGTTTGCGAACTTCATTCCGGGATCGGCGATGAAGACGGAGCGGAGGTCACGGTCAATGTTCTGGAGATTACCTCCTGTTCCAAAATCAGATAGGCTCGATGCAAGGCGTCCTGTATTTGTTCCAGCGATGTTAAAGTTAGATCGCATTCGTTTATCAGGATCAACGTCAGTCTCAAGCCAGCTTCGTTTTTTGTCGATATCACGCAGTGCGAGGAGATGGGCGACGAGGGGTTCTGCGATGAAATAGGCATCTAACTTCTCCAGTGCGTTTCGATCAGTTGAGGGCATACGGATGCCCTTGTCTTTGTTCAGTTTGTATTGGACGGGCAAGCCCATCACATCGTAGAGCAACTGCTTAAGCTGCGTGGGCGAACGCCACCAGTATTTGGGCTTGCCCTTCTCGATCGAGTTCACAGCCGGGAAGCCGATGCCATCACGAACGATCTCGGTGAGCTGTTCGGAAAGCTGCTCGATCTTTACCTGCATCGAGGATAGGACCTCGGCCCGGCGGCGGAGATTAACACGGATGCCGCGCGTGGACATCTCGAGAATTGGGGCCTGAAGCGCGAGCGAGAACTGGTAAGTGTTGGACGAAACGTTGTCGAGCTGCTGGCGCAGCACGTCCCTGATCTCGAACGTGACGCAACAGTCGAGTCCGTTGTAAACCCAATCCCGCTCGTTTTGGGAAAGGGCCTTGTCAGGAGTAAGGTCGGAGGTGTTGATTATTCGCACGGCGTTACCTGTAGTTTTTCATTAATCAAGTGGATTGGGATTTTGTTCTCGCGCGCGAACTCCATCTCCATCTTCACGCCAACGCTCTCATTCCAGCCGGAGCTGGTGAGGACGAAAAGGTTGTTGGCGCAGATCAGCATACCTAAGCAATAGTCACGCCAGAAGGTAAACTCACCGGGGAGGTCATGGCGCTTGGAAAGCCCGTGGCAATGCACGATGGGGCTGTAGATGACGAGCCCTTCACGCAAAAGGTCAGCTGTTACTTTCATCGCAGTGCGGTGACGCAACTCGCGGATGAACTTGTTGTCGTGGGAATATGGGGAGGCGAGATAAATCATGCAATGAACCCCTGCGGGAACTCGAGCTGCGTCTGTGCGATGGTGGTGAAGGCTACGGCCCAAAGGCCCTCTTTGAGAGGAAGGCCGGTGTCCTGCACACACCGGGCGAGATGCTTTGCGATCTCGTGCTTGATGAACTCCTTCGGGGCGCCGGAAGCAAGGGCCTCGGTCATGTCCACGTGGACCTCCAGTTCGTAGAACCCATCCTCGGTTATGAGAAGGGACTCGACCTTGGCGTGCGGGACGGAACGGATGAGGGCGATTAACACTTAGTCCTCCTTCTTCAAGGTCTCGTTGTCGGAGTGTCTCATAAATTTCCACGCGGCTTCTGAAGTATAAACAGACCCAAGGAAGCCGAGGCCTTTTTCCATTTCTGGCTGTAAGGCATGATGCATTAACATGGTATCATCAGCCATATGAGGAACCGGGATACCATATTGTTTCCAAAGAACGTGAGCATCATAAATTCCGTTCTGGAAGATGAAGGGCTTGTTCATCGCGCAGATGCGACGAACCCAAGCCCAAGCCTTCATCTCGTCATCGAGCGTGCGCCAGTAGTTACCGTCGGGCTGCGTGCGGGAGTGGAATGGGACGACGAGACAGCGGTCCTCAGTCGGGGCGAACCCGATGCAGGTGATCTGGTTTTCGCGCGTTTCGATATCCGCGCTGATAGCGGCAGCGGGGCGAAGATACTGATACTCGAATGTGATGAGGTCCTGCAGCGTGGGCTCGATGTGAATGAAGCGCTCGGGCCGACGCAGTTCGGGGAACTCACTTTCGCGTTTTGCCTTGTCGAGGTCGCTTATGACGATGGGCCGCAGGGTCCAATCACGGGCGACTGCTGCAGGGTGGTAGGTTGGTATGACCTTGAACCCGCGCCCAAGAGTAGCTGCGCCACGTATAGATTTAATACCACTAGAACCACATAGAGCCCAAGCAGCAGTGGCACCCAAAGCCACAATGACGTTCGGGCGCTCGCGGTCGAGTTCACGCCAGAGGCGGTCGAGTTCTTTCGAGTATTCGGCGCGGACATATTTACCTCGCTTGAGGAATGGGAAACCGGGAATGCCCTCAGACTTAGAACCGCACAGGTTCTCTACGTTGTTGTTGGGCTTCGGGCGAAGGTTGAACACGTTCGTGATGAAGCAGTCTTTGCGAGCGATCCCGGCTTGATCCAGCATCTGGTCAAGTATCCAGCCCGAGGTGCCGACAAAAGGTTTGCCGACCTTCTCTTCTTCTTCACCGTAGGCTTCACCAAGTAGGACGATTTTCATGCGGGCTCCTGATATGGCTTTTTAATTCGGTGAAAGCGCCATATCACAACCGCTTGTTGGCGTCCACCCTCGGCAGCGGGCCATAGTTGGAAACGTATCTGCGAAGGACGGCGGCGAGTTCTTCCGCCTCCTTTCCGCTTAACAGCGCCCGGCCGAGGTTCTTGGCTTCGAACTCGAGACGGTCACACAGCTCATAGATCGAGTCCCGTGTCATTGAAATGCTCCGTTGCAAGTTTGAAGAAGTTGGGGTCGCGCTCGATGCCGAGCAGGGTGCGGGCGCCCAAGGTTTTCGCAGCCTTGATTGCGTTCGCGGAACCGCAGGTCGGATCGAGGACCGAAGAGTATTCATCGACAGCCATTGACATGAACTTGCGCAGCATGGTGACTGGCTTCTCGTTCATGTGAATGGCCTTCTCTCGTCCGGGTGCCGAGACCACGTTACTGACCGGTGCGCAGATAAGCCTGTCTCCGCGCGAGGCGAAGAACGCAGTTTCGTAAATTCTACGCGGACCTCGCTTGGCGTCAGGGAGGATGCCGATGTTGTCTGACTTGTGCCAGATGAGTGGATGAGGCTGAACTCGCCATCCCATCTCGGCGAGCAGTAGACGAGTGTGCTCGTAAAAGTCCATAGAGAACCAGAACATAAGATGCGCGGACTCGCTGACGACATTGTTCATGGCCTCCTTGAGCGTGCGAAGCAGTTGCCAATAGACTTCTTCGCCGTCTGCGTAGGTGCCGAAGCTGTCGCCGGAGCCTTGGTCGGACTTATCCATTCCGACTCCGTAAGGGAAATCGCAGTGGATGAAGTTGAACTTGGGGCCGTCGTAGCTGCGCACCCACTCGGTGAAGTCGAGGTTGAGCAGCGGGATGACAGGCTTCGGCGTCTCGGGCGCGGTGGTTTCTACAGCGGACTCGATGGCGCTGGCCTGTGCCCGAGCCTTCTCACGCTGGACGATGCCCTTCGCGATGGACAGCTTTGGCGCAGAACGGACGCGCTCATTCCCGCTGTCGATGGCAGCTACTACGTCTTTGAACTGGCTGACAGCGGCAGGCGATAGCCCGAGGGCCTCTGCGGTTTTGTTCGCGTTCCAGGTTGGGTCGATCTGTTTCCGTAGCTTATCGTAGTCGGAAACGGCGCGGCAGCGATCCTCCCACGAGAGGTCAACGCGCCGAACGTTTTCTTCGAACTCGATAAGGTGAAGCTGAAGCTCGTCAAGGTCCTCGACGAACTGAACAGGGATGCGATCCCAGCCGAGGCTACGCACGGCAGTCCACCTGCGTTCGCCGGCGACCAGTTCACCAGACCGGCGGATGACGGGAGGGTTTATGAGGCCGCTCTCGCGGATCGAGTGGGCGAGGTCCTCGATGCCGGTTAGTTCGCGCCGCTGACGTTTCGCGCGATCGACCCAGATTTTCTCGACTGGAAAACTTGTGAAAGTGCCACTTGTCACAGGGGACTCCACTGAAAGAGGCGCGGGACGGGAAGGAGGGTGGGATCGCCCTCATGGTCAAGGGACTGATGGACGCGAGTCTGCGCTTCCCACTCTTGGAAAACCTTAGCGTCCTTACGCTGGGTGGAGGTGGTGCCGTTGGTTGTGAGCCAACCTTGTCGGGTAGTGTGCCACAGGTAGTATTCCATTGAAAAGCTCCTATTTAGCGGAATTTTGCTAACTCGCTCGCCGGGTTTGAGCCGATCTCATCATTACCGCGATGATCGACGGTGCCGCGCTTTGACCTTCTACCCGGAGACTGATCAGAGTCAGTGCCCTCAAAGAATGCGTTTGGATGCGCTGGGTGCATGAACTCAATCATTGCGAAGTTGGCCGCATCAATCAGAAACTCGGTGTTGCCGGTCTCCGCATACTTGCGCAGTCTATCCGTCAACGACGTAATAGCGTTTACTTTGTGTGGATAGGCGCTTGCTACGGGACCATACTTGTAATAGCTTACAACCATCCGGTCTTTCATACCAGACACAAACATATCTGAAAACTCAGTTCTCAGTATTTCATCTATGGATGCCATTGCCTCTTCCTTGTTGCGGGTGCAATGAAAATGGGGAGGGCCGAAACCCTCCCCGAGTTTGTTACGTGGTGATGTGCTTAACTGCCCACATTACAGCTTCTTCAATCTTAGTCTTGGCGAGGGAAAGTTCCCTGCTGTTACCAAGTGAAGAAAGTTCATTGTGGAACTCCAGCCCCATGTCTTTGACACGGGACATAGACTCTTTCTCGGTATCGGAAAGAACCCGATACGCATGGCGCATTGTGTTGTTTACAGTGCGCTCGTCGGAAGTGCTATCAACGGTGCTCATCATGCCACCGGCGCAGTGCGGCCGATGTTGGCAAACATGACTTCTGAGTCGTTACGGTCCGGCCGCCAGACGATCGAGGCCAGAACCTGATTGTTGACGGAGGCGTTCATAGCCTCGCCCATTCCCATGTCCGGGGTGGCGCACTTGACGTGCTCTTCAAGGAACCGACGAAGGTTGAACTGTGTGCGTTCGAAGGCGGCCTTGTCGTTCTTGTCGAAGATGAAGCGGTGACGCATCGTCACCTTGGTGATGTCTCCGAAGGCGGCGATCTGTTCCTGATCCACCTCTTCCGTTGGCGCCACGCACTTCAGCGTGAAGTCAACGTAGTCCCACTTCTCGTCGGGGGAGGTGGTGATCTCGGGAAGCTTGCTGATGTTCCAGAGGTAGGTGCCGACGGGGATGAGCGGAGGACGTTCAATATCGGAGAGCTTCTTGTTTGCGATTGATTTGAAATCCAGGGCCATTTGATGGGTTCCTTAGTTGGAGGCTGCTTTAAGTTTCTCGAACAGTTCAGCCATTCCTGTTTCGAGGTTCAGCTCCCCTTCGATGGTGAAGGGGGCGGAAGTCTTGAGGTCGATGATGCCGGTGGGCATCGTTTTGATCTTCCGGCGGGTGAGCTTGCCGGAGCCGGTAGACTCGGCGAGCACGAGGGTGTTGAAGTAGCGCGCGATCGTTGGGCCGAGGGCTGTACCGATGGCATTGGGGTAGCCCTTGGTAACGCCCTCAGTCACTTCTTTGTAATTGACGTGACTGATGACGATGACGTTCGTGGCGAAGGCTTCGCTCGTCAGGAGTGAAAGCGTATCTTCGACTCCCTTCTGCGCGGCGCCGAACCACTGGCGAGGGTCCTTTGCAGAGGGGTTCAGCCCCTGTGCCCACGCGTAGGCGTTTTTAGAAAATGTGGAAAGGGAGTCGAGAACGAGGATAGTGTCCGGTCCCCACTCGGAAGGGTCCGAGCCGTCCTCCCACTTCGTCATGAACTTGAGCGCGTCGGTGAAGGCTTTCGCCGAGCCGGCTGGCACGACAGGGCCAGCAGCGCCGCCGTAGATTGCGGAGGGCTGAATTTTCATCTTGTCGCGGAGCGCGATGTAACCGACGTTGTTGATCTTGTCGGGGCAGTCACGCATGATGAAGGCCTTGAGAATGTCGAGGCCCATGTCAAAGTCGAGGATGCGAAGCTTGTAACCGGCGGAGACGAGCGATGCGAGGGAGCCGGTCTTGCCGGTGCCGGAGTCTCCGATGTAGAGGAGCTTCACAATCTTGGATGAGGGGTGATCAGAGAGGGAGGGCATTAGCGGCGCACCCCGGCAGCATATGAAGGCTCAGGCATTGGTTCCTGTCCCGGCCGCACGCAGTTTTTCAGTCGTGTAATCTCGGAACTGAGTTCATAGGCCAGCTGCAGTGTGTCTTGCACAAAAACGGTTTGATAGGGGAAAAACCCGTCTGGCATGGGCGGAGCTTTACTATCCATTGTGGCTGAAGCTTCAGGCATTTGCCCCATCAGTGTATCATTCAAACTTTTGAGTTCAACAAGACAAGACTTAACTATTCCTGCAAGTTCCATATTAACGTTTGCGAGTTTCTCGGTGTTCATTTCTTATCTCCTATCGGCGGTCAAGCGGGTCCCAACTCGGGCCCTTCACAAAATCCGCAGCCAAGAAATTCGGCCGGACTGCGGGATCACGAGAGCAGACCTTGCGGAACGGGCAACCGCCGTAGTTGCCGCAGGAGCTGCGGTTCATTGGGAAGTGGTTTTCGCGGGCGTAGCCCTGCGTCGTTTCGATGAGGGTGAGCATCTCGTCATACCATTCGCTGAGCTGAGAAGCGGAGCGGAAGGTGAAGCCACGCTCGAAGCGCGAAAAGCCCACTGCGATCTGAGCGGCGTCGATTATGACTCCGCGGAGCGGAATGTGGAAAACGGACTGGCCCGCGAACGTGTACATGGAGAACTGAATGTCGGGGTTATATCCCTCGAAGTAGTTGTTGCTGATGGTGGAGCCGGTGGTTTTCTGGTCCATCACATACTTGTCGTGGGCGTAGGTGACGAGGCGATCGAGGTGGCCGCAAAAGACAATCCCGTCATCGACCTCGAGGGAGAAGGACAGCTCCACGGCGGGCTTGCCGTCCGCGAGCATCACGACCTCGGTGGCCTCGTTCTCGAACTGATCGACATACCAGATGATAGTGCGGATGAGGTTCTCGCGGGTCTTGGCGGCGTGGTCAGAGACCCACGGAGAACCTTCGGGATTTTCCTCTGTGCGTTCCCAAGTGTCGAGCAGTGCTTCCAGCACCACCTCTTCCAGCGCCTCTTGCGACGAGAGGCCGAGAGCACGGTGCTTGTAATAGTGCTCAAGCGCAGTGGCGTAAAGGGACCCGAAGCGGAGATGGACATTAGACGCGGATGCGGAGCGCCAGCCCTCGATCATCTGGTAGTAATACTTCCGTGGACATTCCTCGGCAAGTTTAAGAGAGGTCGCGTCCCACGCGAACTGCCGGTTCGTTCCGGGGTGAAAGGACTTGTTCATGGAGCGGCTCCGGGTAGATGAAAGCGAGGGGTTCACCACAGGTGCAGAGAATGTCGAGGCGATTGAACTTCGGTTCGAGTTCGGTGCGATACTCAACGTTGCAGCGTGGGCAGCGGATGGAAAGCTTAGAGGTCAAAGCCGCCCCCAAGCTTATCCTTCAGCGACAGCACTTCCTTCTGCTTCTCATTCAGCGGTTTCGTGGAGCCCGCTTTCAGGTTTCCAAGGTTGAACTGCGCACGGCGGGTGCTGAAGTAGGCGACAATCTCGCGAAGCTCGCCCGACTCTTTGGTGTAGGTAAGCGGATCGCGTTGGAAGAGTTCGTTAATGTCAGTCAAGGGTCAGCTCCTTTACGGAAGAAAGCTTGGCTTCCAGCGCCTCGAGATGAGCGCGAACTATGCGCCGCACGGCCATTGAGGCGGGAAGATTTTTGGAGGCGTAAAAGCTGCCGAGCTTGTCGAAGTCACCCCGATAGAGATGGAGGGTGTGCTTCTGCAGGTCCTCATGCTCAATCGTCCGAGCCATTGGGGTTCCTTTTCAATATCCAGAGTTGGTTCGGGGTAGTCGGGCTAGGCACTAAGGAAAGAGCAGCGAGGTCGGGGTGCTCTTTCCGCAGGGCGTAGAGTTTCTGCCGGAGACGCTCCACGTCGTTAGTCTCCACGACGATGCCGAGGGGCTCGCGGAGGGCGTCGTAGAGTGTCTCCAGCAGGTTCATCAGAGGTCGATCTCGATCTCGAGATGGGGCTTGATAGTGCCGAGCCAGCCGATGATCTGGCAGGTGGCGGTGCAGTCGCGGTCGAGAAGCGGGGCAATCTCCTCGGCGATGGCCTTCTCGACGAAGCCGAGCCAGACAGGACCATCCTCGGTTTCGTAGTTGACCTTCACGGCGTTGGGGTCGTAGGGGTTCTCGGGATCGCGTTCGAGCGAAAGCTCTTGGCCGGTGGGCAAGCCCACGAGAACTTCGCGGGTTTCTTTGGGGCGGAAGTTGGCGCCCATAAGGGCAGCTTGGAATAGCATGGCGGACTCCTTTTCCGGGCTAAGAGGGGCATACGGTCCGGAGCCCCTCCAATCCCTTACAGCTCTGACCAACCGGACGAGACCTTTGAGCTATGTTGCAAATGGGAAGGTGGCCGGACCACGGAGAACAGTCCGACCACCCAAGGGAAAAGCTTAGAGAGCCTCGATGCCCCCGGCCAGCTTTTCCTTCTCCTTCACACGCTTCTTCGCCAGCGCGATCACGTCGTCGCGCGTCATGACCTGCTCGAGCACGGCGTCGCGCTTCGCCTCCCACTCGTCCTTCGTGAGGCCCTCGGGGACCTGCGTCCACTTGCGGCCCTTCGTGGCGAGGTCGTTCTTGATCAGCTCGGTGGCGATGGCCTTGGCCTCGCGTTCGACCGGATCGAGCTTGCGGGTGCTGACGCCCGAGCCACCCATTGCGAAGGTGTATTCGGCATCATAGGCGGCGACGGTAGCGGCGAGTGCGTCGTAAGCCGAGCTGTCACCAGCATCGCGCTTCGCAACGGCGTCCTTGACGGTCTCGCGTAGGTTGTTGCCGATGTTCTCGGCGCGGGTCTGGTTGAGGGTCTTGGCCTCGACCTCGGTGAGAACGTGACCGGCAGCGTAGGGCTGCGAGATCATGAACTCTTCACCTGCGATCAACTTCTTTTTCTGTTCGGGCATTTCTAGGCTCCTTTGTTGGGCCGGGGTTACGTTTACCATTTGACACTATATGGACTCGGGGGCTTGGTCAACCCCTTTCGGTGAGATTTTAGGTATGGCGGTTTTACCGTGTGAAAGGGCCATATGCGGCTCACGCCGCTTTAAACCCCTCATTCAGTATGTAGGTAAGCGAACTCTTCGCCCGAGTTTGCATGACGTAGAGGAGGTTCTTGTCCTGCGGCGCGTCTTTGCGGATGAGGAAACGGTCGAGGATGAACACGTCCTCGAACTCCAGGCCTTTGGCTTTATGTCCGGTCAGCAGTTTGATGTTGCCACTGCGCGCGAGCAGGTGCTCCGCGTAAGCGATGGCCCCGCCGAGAGTCTTGCCTTCCTCGATAAAGATGGAAATGCATTCAGCTTGGTCGGCGACAGTGCCGGGGTTGCGGGACTTGGCGAGCTTCGCCGCCTTCCACTCCTCGAGTGCAAGAAAGGCCTCGGGCTGGGTGAGGGTCTCGGGCCCGAGCTTTTTCATTATCTTGAGCAGTGCCTTCCCGATGTCATTCCCGACGATCTCCGGGAACTGGCCGGCCTTTATGAGCGCAACCGCGCAGGTGAACAGCGGGGCGTTGTTGCGGCAGATGATCGCCGAGCTGTTGGGAATGTCAGTGACTCGCCATTCGGTAAGGTGCCGGACAGAACCTTCCTTGGCCCAATCCGGGTAGGCCATTGCCGGCGCACGCCACCGAGCCTCCTGCACCACGGCGATGGGGCAGCGGAAGCTGACGGTGAGGTCCATGCGAGTCATCGAGAATTGCTCTCGGAGCAGCTCCATAGAGTTCTCGTGCGCTCCACGGAAACCGTAGATGGACTGGTTCGGATCGCCCACTGCGATCAGGCGCTTTCGTGCGATCTTCCGCAGCATGACGTGGTTGAGCGCGGAAAGGTCCTGGGCCTCGTCGATGAGGACGAGAGGGTAATTGGGGAACTGGCCCCAAAAGACAGTGGGCATGAAGATCTGGTCGTTGTAATCGCACTGGCCCTGCATCGCCTGTTCAATCGACCTCTTCGTGCATTCGCGGATGAGGTCCTCCATGAGCGGTGAAGGTTCGTCGTCCAGCCACGCGAAGAACTCTTCGTCGTCCATGATGGGCTTCGCCTGGGAGAACATTCCGGTGGGGACGTAGCCACAGGTCTTTCCCGCGTTCACGGCCTGGATGGTTTCGGACATAAGGCTGTAGGCTTCGTTCTTTTGATGGTCCGCGAGTTCGTCAATGACGGTGCGGACGATCTCGTAGGTTTTCTTATCGTCAATGACGAGGCGCTTGCCGATCGCTTGCGACCAGACACGATGGCCGATCGAGTTCAGGGTCATGGCCTCGCAATTCCCAGGCAATCGTTCTTTCATCTCAAGTTGAATTTTTTTGTTGAAGGCCAAACACAGCATGGGGGTGCCGGGAAGGGCCTTCGCGATCAGCACGAGGGTAGAGGTTTTCGCGGCTCCGGCGAGGGCGTGGATGATGATGTTGTCGGAGGTCGTTTTCACGCGGTCGATGATGAGCTGCTGCTCGGCAGTTGGGGTGAACTGGCTCACTTGGAAAGCTCCTTGTAACGATAAAAGCTGTCTGGAGGAAATGGGGTATCTTTAGCTGCTTTTTCGTATTCTTCGTGAATGCGGTTTCGATGCTCGGTCAAAGACTCACGGCCAAGTCGGTGCATTTGTTCATCGCAGAGCTCACGGACCTTTTCGCGTAGATCAGGTTCGAAGAAGCGATTGGCGAGTGAGTCCATGCAACAGACATTGCGAATAGCCTGGCCGAGCTGGAG